TGCTGCTGAGAAATCAGTTAATGCGCCAATGGTTGTTCCACAGGATATGCAAGAGTTTGCGTTTGGTCCTGATGCGGTCATGCGTACTGCCAACCCACAGGGTGTACGCCGTGTTGGTTTAGAGATTCCTCCTGGTGCTTTCCAAGAACAAGCCATTCTTGAACAAGAAATGCGCATGGGTGCTCGTTACCCAGAAGGTCGCTCAGGTAGCGTCAACGCATCCGTAATTACGGGTTCTGGTGTTCAGGCACTTCTTGGTGGATTTGATTCTCAAATCAAGGCTGGTCAGCAAATCCTTGCAGAAGCATTGCAGGATGTCATGGCTCTAGCCATGGAAATGGACCAGAAGTTATTCGCTGGTGAGAAGTCAACACAGATGACTTACAACGGTGCACCTTACGTTCTTAAGTACAGTCCAGAAAAAGATATCAAGGATGACTACAGCGTAAATGTGCGCTACGGTCTGATGTCAGGACTTGACCCATCACGTGCCCTTATCTTTAGCCTTCAGGCACTACAGGCAAACCTAATCTCACAAGAATTTGTAATGCAGGAACTACCCTGGAATGTAAACGTATCCAAGGAGATTGAACGCATTGACATTGAGAAGATGCGTGGCGCACTTATGGGTGCACTTAACGCAACCTCAACTTCTATTCCACAAATGGCTGCTCAAGGTCAAGACCCGTCCGAAATCGTTATGAAGATTGCTCAGGTAATTGACGCACGCCGTAGTGGCAAGAGCGTAGAAGATTCGGTTATGGAAGTATTTAAGAAACCAGAACCAGTAGAAGCACCTCAAGAGCAAGCACCGCTAACGCCAGAAGAAATGATGGCTGCAATGGGCGGTGCCCCACAAGCAGCCCCAGGCGAGGGTGCTCCAGTTGAAGCACAAGGACCCGATACTATGGGTGGTGCTCCTGTTGCAGCATCCCCTGGGGCACCTAACATTCAGGATATCTTAGCGCAACTGGGTGGATAATGACTACAATCATTGCCATCAGAGATGCCAAGGGTTTTACCTTTGCAGCAGATGCACAAGTAACTGACACTGAACGACCATATCAACATAGAAGTATGAAGAAAATTGTTGAGGTCAATGAGTACGTAATGGCTGGTGCAGGTAACTCACGTTGCTGTGACGTTATTTTGTACGGGTGGGAACCACCAAAGTACAACGGTTCAGAGCCATACACCTTTATGGTGTCTAAGTTTATTCCAGAGATGCGCAAGCAGCATGAAGATACTGGCATTACATTGAAAGAAGATGAAGACTTTGTATTCCTTATTGGATTTAAAGACAGAGTATTTCATGTCGCATCTAACTACGCTGTGCTTGAAACAAACACGGGTGTTTATGGAATAGGTACTGGTGCGGCTTACGCACTTGGTGCTATTGCGCATGGCGCAACACTACAAGAAGCAATGAATATTGCTAAGAAATTTGATATTAATACTGGTGGAAAAATCCAGATAGTTGAAAGAGGACAGTAATGGCAAAAGGTGGGTATCGTAAGCCAGCAAACCCTGCTGCAGTATCGGGTCCAGGTTCTCTTTCACGCCGTACAGATGGCGGTCCAATCCAAGGTGCTAAGGAAATTCCAGGTGGCGGTAAATACGGAGAGAGAAAAGCGTTGGCAGATATGCAATCAGGTGCACCAATGCAAGGTAATCCAGTACCTACTGTCCCTGCGCCAACTGTAGCAGCAGAACCACGTCAGCCATTAACAAACTTGTTTGCACCTACAGAACGACCAGATGAACCAGTAACTGCTGGTGCTCCAGTTGGTCCTGGTCGCACACCAGAACCTGCTGGTCGTTACGCAATGATTGAAAAGTACATGCCAGAACTTGACGCTTTAGCATCACAACCAGATGCTCCAGAATCTTTTAAAATTTTCATGGGTCTAGTTAAGACATCGTTTAATCAACAGGGCGCTTAATGTCTATAGACAAAAACATTGCGGCTTTTTCCAACGTGTTTGGATACAAAGTCCCAGAGATTACTTTTGCATTCGCCTTGGTTCCTTGGGAGTCAACAGAAGAACGCAATAAGTTCATTGCTGAAATGATTGAAGCAAATGACGGACAAAGGATTGGAGACTAATGCCTAAACGGGAATCGTCTGAAAAACCTGTTCGTTATGCTGGACCAAGAAATAAAGATGTTGGTCCTGTTGGAGACTTACTAGACAATGCTGGTGAACTAGCAAGCATTGCTGGAACTGCTGTGTCTTCATTCTTTGCAAAGAACAAAAAGTACGCCTCCATGCTTGTTCCAGGTGCTGGTTCAGTAATGAAGCCTGGAGTCGTTGACGCTTTAAAACAGGGTAGTGTTTTTGAAGACCCAAGCAAGTCAATATATGGTTCTCCAGTTCTTGACGAAGAAGGCAATCAAATAATTAGCCAGGCTGGTATTGGCTTAACATACCAAAAGCCACTTGGTATTGCGGAAGTACTAGAACCAGTTCTTCGTCCAGGTGCTCAGTACATGCGCCCAAATATTGCTGCCGCATTTTTGTCAGTATCACCAACCTTTCGTGAGCAAAACAAAGATATTACTGGAAACTTAGCCGAAGACCTTTTTGGAGTAGTTCCACTTATTGGAAAAGATAGTGCGCTATATCAAAAGGCTTTAGAGACTTCTCGCCGTCCTGTTAATCCAGAAGATGACCCTAACGATATTTATGCTCGCCGTGTAGGTTCTCCTATGCGTGCTGGTATCCTACTTATTGCTGATGCAATTCCAGGTCTACAAGGTGCAGAAAAACTTGACTGGGAAAACAGTAAAGAAGTTGACGATTTTTACAATCAAGGTCTTCCACGATTTTTCTCTGGCTTTGGTGACTTCTTCTTTAATATTCCTGACCCTGCAAACCTTATTCCTGCCGCTGGTCAAGCGGCTCGGATAAGATATATTACTCGTCCAGTAAATTCAAAAAACCTTCCAACTCTTCTGCGAGAAGCAGATGATGCTAAAGACCCACTGATTAGAAACTCTTTCAGCCCACTGTATGACGAAATTGCTCGTGTTGCCGAAGACGTAAATAATCCTAACCCTAGCGTTCTGCTATGGCACCCAATGGTTAATAAGGCTTCAGGTAATGTCTCGCCAATTTTAGTTAAGGCTCACATTATTGGTGGACGTGAACTTGTTGCTGACACTGTAGCCGCTGGTATGGATTTGACTGGTGGAAAATTTGATGAACTTGCTATACGCAATGAACGCATAGCCAAAGAACTTGAAGACCTTCAGGCTAAAGAACGTTCAGTCACAGCATACGTAAACGATATCCTTGACCCTAATCGCTACACTGCACCTATTGACTCTGTTGATGGTCCTCAGCAATTAATTATTCCTGGAACAATTAATAAGCCAGTTCCAACCATTGAAGAACAACAATGGGCTTACACTCTTCGTGATGAAACACTAGAAGAACTTCGCCAAGATATTGCATCAAAAAGCCGTGAGGCTGACCTTTTGTTTGAAATTCAAGGCGCTGGTCCAACTATGGTTAACCAGACAGTTCCAGTTTACGCACTGAGAAAACTTGAAGACAAGAGAATTGCTTCTGGTCGCAAGGCTGATGAATCTTTCTGGGGTCTAACAGAGCGTCCAAATGGAACATACATGGCGTACTGGGTAAACCCAGGCTCACGTGTACATGAAACACCTAGTGGTCTAGCACAGTTTTCTGGTCCTGCTGGTGACCGTTCACACCTTGAAATGGCTGCACGTATTCGTGCACAAGCCAAGGCTACTGGTAAGTCTGGTGAATGGCAGCGAGCAAAGTACAACGAATACTTAATGCAAACCACCAAGGCTAGTCGCTGGCGCAAGGCTGACGAACAACTTATTGACATGCAGGTTGATGTTGCAGCAAAGCACGTTCCATTGGTTAACTCTTTAGATGCAGGACAGAAAGCATTATTTGTTCGCATCTTTGAACAGATTAACTTAAAGACTCAGCAGAAACGTGCACAAGTAATTCGGCGTGCAGCAGAAAAAGATTACACTGTTACGGAAAGATTCAAGGGAATCCAAATTCCTCAGTTGAAGGCTTTAGTTGAAGACATTGCTGATGACTACGCTCAGAGTCAAGGTCGTGCTACTAGAACTGCAGCAGATGAGAAGTATGTTGTTAATGAACTTATCCGTGGTACTCCAGGTATGGAGTCACAGGTTCCAGGTGTTCACTTTGCTCCCCGTGTTGAAGACATAGAAGACTTTGTTATTAACAACAAGAAGTTATTAAACGGAGTTGTTGAGTACATTCAGCAAGGAGTCTTTGACGCTAAGTTAATTGACGAAGTTATTAACAACGCTGAACAGTACGCACTTAATCTTCCAGGCTCAATTAGCAAGAATGTTGGAGAAGGTTTTAAAGTTGGTAAAGACGCACTTGCCAATGCTTTTCTTGCATACCAGAATCAAGTATGGAAGCCACTAACTCTTCTTGGATTTGTTTACACAACACGTAACGTTGCTGAAGGTATGAGTCGTGTTGCTGTAATGATGGCTGGATTCCACGAAGAACGTGGATACGGCTATGCCAACATGTTTACTGACTTTACTAATGCTGGTCGTATTAAGCGTAGCGTTAGCAACCGCAAGGGTAAGGCTCAGCAAAAAAGACAAGACACAGAGTTTAACCTAAAGTTTGATACTTACACTGCAAAGATGGGTGAATCTCAAGTTGCAGCCGAGGAGACATTCTTAAAGGCTTCCGATAGTGTTGCTTTGTCAATGAATATTTTGCGTGACTCTAAGAATGGTATTGAAAACTACGTTGCAGCAAGTCCAACACAAGGTGCTGGTATAACTGCAGTACGTAGAACTGTCGGAAATCTATTTGAGGCTGACCGCCCAGATGATATATCTGTTCCATTCCTTGATGCTTTAACAGGTGGCAACCACCAACTTGCTTGGGAACTTTCAAACTCAATGTCTCCACAGCAGTTATCAGTAACTTACAATTACATCAAGTCACAGACTCAAGAAGCAGTTAACCAATTAACTTACGCATCAACCAAGACAACACTTTCTCCAGGTATTGAGGCTTTGATGCCTGAGTTAATTAACTCACTTGGGAATATTGGTACCGCATCAGATGCCTCAATGCTTGCTTTACTTAATCGTGCACAGTTACGTGGTGAACTTGAGAAGTTTATTGGTGACAAGGGTAAGTTTGTAAAACAAAAGACTGGTACACGTCAAGGTGCTGAGGGTCAATTTCAGCCAGTTAAGGGTTACTTCTTTGATGATTCATTCGGTAACCCTATTAACGAGATTATGCTTGGACAGATATCCTCCAACGCAAGCACTAGTAGCACAATTCTAAATGTTAGAAATGCAATCGCTGAACAGGCTTGGAACAAGCAGGTGCGAGAATCAACTATCTTCCCAACAATAGTTGCTGATGGAAACACGGTTGGAAAAGTTAACCCTCGTTGGGCTGAAGCATTCTCTGAGCACTCAAACAACATCTACTACAACGATGCAGTTGCAAAATTATTCCTTGAAGGCAAGAGTCTTGAGTTTGTGCTTGATTGGTTACGTACTAGCGCTAGTGCTAAGTGGCGTGAAACTATGTATGATGATGCAAGTTTCTATCCAGGTGGAGCCACTAAGGGATATGAAGATATTGTAAAGATTCGTTCAGTAGATATCGCAGAACGTTACCCACTTACTGGTGCAAATGGTGAGAACTTGTCAGAGTTACGCCAAAAAGTTCTTAATAGAGAGTTCACTCCAGAGGATGCCCTAAAGATTCCTGAGATTGACCGTATGCCAGCCCGTGGTTTTGACGTAACACTACACGCAGAAGACCAAGGCAAGAAGGTTAAGCGTGCATACAAGAGTTTTGTTAACTCATTGTTTAATTTCTTTGGAACATTGCCAGAAGATACCTTTGTTCGTATCCCATTCTACCGAATGGTGTACCGCAGTGAGGTCCGTAGGCGTACACAATTCCTAATTGACGCTGGTAAAGACCCTAAGAAGTATGAACAACAGATTTACAGTGCCGCTCGTAGCGAATCCTACAAGCAGGTAATGGAAAAACTGTACTCTATTGAGCGATACACTGACTTTGGTCAGGTTATGCAGTTCTTTTCACCGTTCTATATGTCTGGTCAAAACTCTGCACGTTTTTGGTTAGGTACAGTTAAAGACCGCCCACAAACAGTTATTCAGGCTCTTCAACTGTGGAACATACCCAACAAAATGGGAATTACCTACAACGAAGATGGCGAACAGACAGTATTTGATACTCCATGGAGTGCCGAACGTAACCAAATCATTGTTGGTTTACCTAAGCCAATCGCTGAAAAGTTTGGTCAACCATATGCAGCCATATACAAGAGCACTCTTGACCTAGCATTCCAAGGTCAGGTGCCTGGAATCCCATCACTTGGTGGTCCTTTTGTTGATACTGTAGGTTCTAATATTTTACGAGGACTTACTGGTAGAAGATTGTTTGGTGTATCTCTAGACCCTGATAAGTTTGCAATGGATGTGGGTCTAGGACCTAACTTCATTCAAGACCACGTTATTAAGTTCTACAAGGATAACAAAGAAAATCCTGACGAGAACTGGATATTTTCTACTATGCGTGGTTCCTTTGGCTATGCTTCACAATGGAAGTCATTGATTCACCTTGGTTCTATCTATGCTGATGAACCAACTAATGCTGCAATGAACAGGACTCAGGCACTATACAATAGTGAAGTTGCTGCTGAATACGCAAAGGGCAACTACATGACTGCACAAGCACATAAAGATGCCCTTGATAAAGCATTTAGTTTGGCAGCCAAGGGTTACATTGGAGAGTTTGTTGCAGGTACCTTTGGTGCTATTGCTAAACCTAAGTTAATGTCTGAGGCTGAGAAGCAAAGAAAAGTACTTAACGGTTTGGTTAAGCAATATGGTTACGAAGAAGGAAAATTGCGCTATGCTCAATCCTTTGATGAAAGTCAAAGCCCTGTCTATCAAACTGTATTAGCATCAGTAACCTCTGCCGCTGATAACCGTTTTGGAATCTTTGCTAATCCACAGAGTATTGATAACTTTAAGGTTAATTCAAAAATCATAACTGAAATTGATTTCCAAAACCCTAATAGTGATGTTGTTGGTTACTTTGTTAATGAAGGTAATCCATCTAAGGACCGAAGTGCCCTAGCGGATGAGTTCCTATTTAACGCTAAGATTAACAACAGACCTTTGAAATACAAGAATGTCAATGCAGCAGATGCAGTATACGAAACGCAAAGGCGTGCATTTAATAATGATTATTACCCATATGCTGCTGCTGTTGACTTAATGCGTCAGGGTGATGCCCTTAATGGAACTGAAGAATCTGCTTCCTACTATGACGAATTAAAGAGTGAATACAAGGAAGAGTTATACCTAAAGTATCCTAATGTTGATATCCGTAAGAAAGAGATTGAACTAAAGGATAGAGTTTTAGATATTCGTTCTATGGCTGCCATGATAAACAATAAGAGATTCATGGAAACCGTTGGAAATAGAAGCAAGATTGTACAACTTGCTGATATATATATCAATGACTTCCGTCCAGATTATGTACAACAGAAGATTAATGGTGTCCCTAATAAGGAGATTGACGCTTCACGCAATTCAATGCTTGAAGATTTAGCAGGTCAAGACCCTGAGGCAATTAAGTTTTTCCAGATATTCTTCTATAACGATACTTATGAACCTATTGATAACGATAATGTTTGGGGAAGTTAATGTCAGATAAAGGTGCTGATGGCATACTAGGTGACGAACCTGATGGTAAAGTAACACCAGAAGAGCGTGCCGAATTTAAGGCTCGGCAAAAAAGGGAAAAAGAATCTCAAGGCGGTACCACAGGAAAGATTCCTTGGAAGACCAACTCTACTGGCGATGCTATCCTTATTCGCAAGTCTTTAGATGAAGCCAAGGGATACATGGTTCCTGGTGTTCCAGAGTACACATGGCTACAGTCAACCTTTAAAACATTAAAGGCAAACAAGGCAATCTCTAACCGTACACCAGATACCTTCTGGGCTTCTATGGTTGATAAGGCTGAAGCCTCTGGTGGCAAGAAGACACCATTCCAGGTAGCACAAGATTACCTTAAGGGATATGACGGAGAAGACGGTCTATTAACTACTGGTGGCTCTGGTTTACCAAGTAGTTACTCAACTGTAAGCGTACAGCAGTATGACCGCACAACCGCAGACTCAGTAATTGATAACGTTATGCTAAGTATGTTTGGTCGTAAGGCTGATGACGTAGAAAAGAATAACTTCTTCAAAGAGTTTAATGCTGCAGCCAAGGCTGGTACTGTATCTAGAGTAAGTCGTAAGGGTAATGTCACCACAACAACTACCACTAAAGCCTTTGATGAGAAAGATTTCACTGACAAGTACATTGGTAGAGTCCTAGATAAGGTTTCACCTAACGATGAATACATTGACCTTGGTGGAAAACTAGGTGAGACTCAGGATGCTCTACGTCAGAACGCCGAGAACATGGGTATCTTCCTTAGTGACCGTGAGATTATCTCAAACGTTCGTAAGATTGTTAAGGGTGAAATTACTGCAGAAGACGTGTTAGCAGATAACCGTAAGCAAGCAGCATCCCTATACAAGAACTTCTCTGAGCGGTTACTAAAGGAACCTGGACTAACTGTCCGTGACCTTGCTAATCCATACATTAAACTAATGGCTGATACCTTTGAAACAGATATGAATAACATATCTTTAACTGATGCAACCATACAGGGCTTAATTAACGGTGACACACTTCCTTCCTACGGAGATGCATACAAGCGTCTACGTCAAGATGGTCGCTTCCGTAACACTACTACTGCACAAAAAGAAGCATCCAGTTTCGCATCTGGTCTTGCTTCAGCGATGGGATTCTAAATGGCTTACGCTGATGAAGTTGCCTTTGGCAGAATCTTTGCACAGTTAACTGGTATTGACCCTGCGAAGAACTCCTGGGTTAACAGTCTGTATTCGGTAGCGAAGAAGTATGTTGATACAAACCTTGTTTCATACAATGACCCAACAATCTATGAGTTAGTATTAACCGATACTGAGTCACCAGAACTTACTGGGTTCCGTGACCGTTTCTCTGTGTACCTTAACCAGCGCAACGAGGCTATCTCTAAAGGTATGAATCCAGAGTTTGCAAGCATCAGCGAATACGTACAGACTGAAAAGGCTTACGCCTCTGTGTTGCGTTCTAAGCCAGCATTTGCTGACCTAGCAACTGATGAAAACATTAAGAGATTTATCTCTGGCAGAACATCGGTTGATGAAGTGCAGTCTCGTATTGATAATGCTTATGCAGCAATCTACACTGCAGACCAAGCACTTAAAGACCAGATTAAAGAACAGTTCCCAAGTCTTAACGATGATGACTTGGCTAAGTCTTTGGTCACTGGTAGCACTGACTCAGTACAACAGAAGATTAAGTTCGGTGCTGCTGGTATTGCAGCCTCGGCTAAAGTCGCTGGTATCCAAGCACAGTCAAACCTTGAGGACCTTGCCAAGCAAGGTGTTACTCGTGAGACTGCCCTAAAGGGCTTCCAACAGGTTGCTCGTGAACGTGGTGGTATCCAACAAGCATCTCGTATGTTTGGTGGTACTGGACCAACACAGGCTGAACTAGAGGCAGAAGCATTAACTGGTGCAGAATCGGCATCAGCCAAGCGTCTTCGTTCACAGGCTCGTGCACAGTTTGGTGGTTCCTCTGGTATCACAACTGGTTCGCTAGGTCGCAAGAAGCAAGTATAAAACTCTCGGTGGATTTACCGCCCCCACTGAGTAAAAGAGCGGTAGTACATACCAACCTACATACCCCTGTGTAGGAGTGAGACGTGTACGAACAACAACTAATGTAAGGGAGATAGTTGCGATGAGCAACAATAATCAAGACTGGGACGATGACTTTGAGTTTGAGGACTATGACGATGCACCATCACGTGGTTCATCTGATGATGTACTCAAGAAAGTCCGCCGTGCCGAACGTGCGAAAGACAAACAACTCAAAGAGTTGCAGTCCGAATTGGAAGCATTGCGCAAATTCCAACGGGAAGCAACAATCAGCCAAGTCTTGGCGGAGAAAGGTGTCAACCCAAAGGTTGCCAAATTCATTCCAGCAGATATTGAGATGTCCTCGGACAGCATCAGTAACTGGCTGACTGACAATGGTGAACTGTTTGGTGTTGCTGCACCTACACAACAAAACGCAGTAGATGTCAATGACATGGCTGCATTGCGTCAAATAGATGCAGTAACATCTGGTGCTATTTCTCCAGATGATGTGAATGATGCATTTAACATCATGAACAATGCCTCGTCTGCGGAGGAGTTACTTAACTTCCTCTACAGTCAAGGCGCAGAATAATCGCAAATAATCTAACCCCTAAGGAAATATACTATGCCGAATACAGGCTTATCAGGTGGTAGTGCCGCAACTAACGGTGGTCTTGGTGGTGGCGCTTACGCTTCCGCTAACAACGTTGGTGCTTTCACTCCATCAAACGCCGCAGGTCTAGTTCAGAAGGCTTACGACCGCCTTGTTGAATTTGAACTGCGTGCAACCCCACTCATCCGCTCCGTAGCGGACAAGAAGCCAGCACGTCAGGCAATGCCTGGTTCAAGTGTTGCGCTACAAATCTACAACGACCTTGCTGTTGCTAAGACTGCTTTGTCGGAAGATGTAGACCCAACAGCAGTTGCTCTTGCTACTCCAGACATCGTAACCGTAACTCTAAACGAGTACGGTAACGCAACTGTAGTAACTCGCAAGTTGCAGTTGATGTCTCTTGCAGACGTTGACCCTGCTGTTGCTAACATCCTTGCATTCAACATGGCTGATTCCATTGACGAACTAGCACAGGATGCACTACTTGCAGGTACTAACGTACTTTACGCAACTGGTGGAACAACCACTGCAACAACAACCTCAGGTATCACTTCAGATGACACACTATCTGCTGCTGACATCCGTATTGCTATTGCAAAGTTGCGCACTAACAAGGCTTCAGGACGTAAGGGTTCACTTTACTGGTGTGGTATTCACCCAGAAGTTTCCCACGACCTTCGTGCCGAAACTGGTGCAGCATCATGGCGTAACCCACACGAGTACCAGAGCAACGATGCAATCTGGGCTGGCGAAATTGGTCAGTTTGAAGGTGCATACTTCGTTGAATCTCCTCGTCTACGTAAGGGCAACGATGGTGCTTCAAGCATCCCTGTTTACCGTACGTTCCTATGTGGACAGCAAGCACTTGCTGAGGCTGTTGCCGAAGAACCACACGTGGTTATCGGTCCAGTCGTTGACAAGTTGATGCGTCAGCGTCCAATCGGTTGGTACGGTGTTCTAGGACACGCAGTATACCGTAACGAAGCGCTATACCGCATTGAGTCTGCTTCAAGCATTGCTTAATTAGCGACACTAATCTCACTCCTAAGTCATATAACGGGCTTAGGGGTGGGGTTATGTTTCTAACATAGAAGGAAAACATAATGGCTTATCTATTCGCACCACCAGTACTAGAGTACGGTCCA